TGTGGCGCGAGGTAAAAAATATCTCGCTCTCGCAGGCGATCAACGAGGCGAGAGACTGGCTAGGTTTGCGCCGCCAAGAGCCGTATCGCGAGCCGAGGAAGGAATACCGGAAGCCGCCAAAACCTCAATGCTCGAGTCCGGCAGGGCCGGTGAGGGACTATCTGGTCAACGTCCGCAAAATCCAAGCCGAAGCTTTGCCGCTTTACAAAATCGGTGAGGCTGGCAGCCAGATTATTTTCCCGTTCTTGCTGCCGGATGGCTCGCTTGCCATGGCGAAGGCACGGGAGGCAACCGACAAAGCAAAACCGAGAACGACAGCGGCAGATTGCGAGCCGGTTTTGTTTGGCTGGCAGGCAGTCAAGTCTGACGCTCGAGAGATCATCATCACGGAGGGCGAAATCGATGCGCTCTCATGGGCAACATATGGGAAAGCTGCCATGTCGGTCCCGTATGGCGGTGGCGGCGGCAACAAGCAGCAATGGATTGAAAACGAATTTGAGCGAATGGATCGGTTCGAGAGAATCTACATCTCAACCGACATGGATAAGGAAGGTGAGGCCGCAGCAGAGGCTATTGCCGATCGCTTAGGCCGTCATCGTTGCTTGCGGATTAAACTACCGCATAAGGATGCTAACGAGTGCCTTATCGCTGGGGTATCTGCTGCTGAGATGCATAGGCTGCTCGAGACGGCAAGCCACCTTGACCCTGAAGGTTTGCGGAAGGCTTCTGACTTTGCCGATGCAGTAACATCGCTGTTCTGGCCTGCGCACGATCAGCCTATTGGATACTGGACTCCATACCGCAAGCTTGGAGAGAAACTGCTGTTTCGTCCGGCTGAGGTTACGCTTTGGACTGGGGCGAGTGGCAGCGGCAAGAGCCAGATTCTTTCGGATTGCATCGGTGCCTGGATCGAGCAGGGGAGCCGAGTTTGCCTATCCAGCCTCGAGATGAAGCCGGAACAGTCACTCAAGCGCATGTGCAAGCAGGTATCCGGGTTGGACCGCCCAACGGAGAAGTGCATTATGGCTTCGCTGCACTATCTGGATGGTGGCCTGCTACTTTATGAGCGCGTCGGCAAAGCTGGCATCGCTGGGTTGCTGGCAATTTTCGATTACGCTCGAGCAAAGTACGGATGCGACCAGTTCGTGATTGATAGTCTGATGCGGCTTGGCATCGATCCTGAGGATTATTCTGCGCAGGAGAAGGCAATTTTCCAGATTGTGGATTGGACGCTTGCAAACAACGTCCATACGCATTTGGTGGCTCACTCGAGGAAAGGCGATAAGGATCGCGGCGTTCCAGAGACAGAAGATATTAAGGGCGCCATGGAAATCGGAGCGAACGCTTTCAACATCATCGCTGTGTGGCGCAATCGCAAGCTCGAGGACCAGATAAAGGCTGAGCAGGATGAGGGAAAGAAGCAGGCATTGCTCGAGAAGCCTGGCGTAATCCTGAATGTAGCCAAGCAGCGCAACGGTGACTTTGAAGGAAAAGTTGGCCTTTGGTTTAACCAAGAGAACTATCAGTACCAGTCGTCATACGACCGTGGCGAATGGAACAGACGTTATTTGCCGCGTGATTCAGCGGCAGCATGAGCAAATACACGTCAACAGATTATGCGAGGTTGTGAGATGGAAGATTCGGAAAACCGCGTTGAGAAATCCAACGAGGCAATGAGTGATTTTCCATCAACATCTTTCGTGGAGCGTGTGGCTGCTGCGGCATGGGAGTCGAGCAGGCGGTATTATAAGAAGCTCGCGAATATAGATTTGGCTCCATGGGGCGAAGAATCTGATGTGCTGCGCAAGGAGAGGTGCGACCACGCTAGAATGGTTATTGATGCAATGCGAGAGCCGACTAAAGCCATGCTAGCGGCTGGCGAGAATATGTTGGACCATAACGGAGATAATTATCCGCCGCACATTACGTGGCGCAAAATGATCGACGAGGCCTTGAAATGAAACAAGGACGCAAGAGCAAACAATCGACCACACTAGCGCAAGAACTAATCGACATTCGCGAGATAGAGCATCGCCTAATCCGTGCATTTCGCACATTACGGGCGTTGCCAGATCCTGAGCGCAGATTCTTCCAGCAGAAATCAGCATGGCCGGAAGTCCTGCAATCATTCGAGGAAGCCTATGGCTACACAGATGCACGAATGCCGAAGTTCAGGCCGACTCCGTTCGATTGCGGAGACTATCTCACGGCGCTCGATTGGGTGAGGGGGCTTGATGCTCCGGCTATCCGGCTGATCGTTGCCAGATCATTCGATTACAGCTTCCAGCAGATGGGCGACAGGATCGGAAAATCGGCGGATACGGCAGGCCGCTACTATAAAGACGCGATCCGGTACGCATGGGCGATGGCGAATAATCTTGTACAAGAGAACAAAACGGGAAAATCTACAGCTATGCCAATGACTTACAAAAAACCACAATATGTTGTAGTTTGGGGTTGACATCATGCGGCGTTTGCGGCATATTTGGGCAAATCACAGATAGGATCGGGAGAGGTGCGTTCCGGTCCATTCAATCTGCTTTGACCCGTCCAGCTTAATCGCTGTGGCGGGTTTTTCTTTGTCATAAAGAATAAGGGGAATGAAATGGCCGACGCTTTTAATTCGTATTCTACTAATCTTGGCATGAACTGTACGGCATCGCCGCCGCGCACGATTTCCAGTGCAGTTGGCAGCATTCGCGGTCTTTCGGACCGGCTCGACAATATCATCGCCAGTCTGAATGGGTTGGCCGATCAGATCGGCGGGCCTCGTCCATGTGGCCCTTCTGGGGCTGAGAAAAGCCTAGCTAGTTCCGGAATCTTGGGCGATCTCCACGATGCGGCGGATAATGCTAGCTCTAAGGTTTCAACCATTGATGAGCTTGTGGCGACAATCAGCCGCCAACTTGGCTAACCAACACCAATCGAGCGGCCTCCAAGTCGCGCGTCGTTGCTCCACGATAATAGTCACTCCCCTTGACCTGTGGGAGCTGGATGCTTTTGACGGGATGGTCGCTCGATACTCAATGCTGACTACGTTGCTCGAGACTGGAATTGTGGGATTTCCCCACAACTCGGAAATTATATGAGTCATTCCAATATCTTGGAGAGCCACGTTGAGAGAGCCGAGCAAACCAACTGACGGCGTTTCCTCAAATAAGAGTGCGACGGATGATCCTTGCCCGGATGGAATCAATCCAGAGGTTTACGCAAGCGCATCTCCAGAACACAAGTCTTGGCTTCGCAGCGAGATCCCAATGACTGACAGGCTTTTTGACGAGATCATGGGCATCTCGCGATGAGATCAATGAGCCACTGGGGCTTTATCGAGGTTCCAAGCTATCGCTCAACCTACGATGAATGGCGCTTGGCTGAGACTTTCTGGCGATGAAACCCTACACAGTCCAAGGCAACCTTATCTGCATAGACTTTGGATTTGAGCAGGCGATAGAACCAGAACCAATGATGGAGTGCCTTATCCGTCATGCATCTGAGGGCGCACCCATTCTGCCAGCTTCATCCGAAGGAACAGTCACCATTCCACACGATGATGCGATCATTTACTTTGGTCCTGTTATTGAGCCGCCGAGTGATTGCGCGAGCTAGAACCTTAAAGCAGCTAAATGGCTAAAGCTCTTACCGATATCCGATCTTTGGCGCGCGCTCATACAGCGACAGCCCTAAACACACTTGCTGGCATCATGGAGCAGAAGGATGCGCCTCCGTCTGCAAGGGTTTCTGCAGCTACAGCTTTACTTGATCGAGGTTGGGGCAAGCCAGCGCAGACCGTTGACATGACGGTTCGCAAGCAGATTGCCAAAGACCTGACTGACGATGAACTTGCAGGTATCGCGACCGGACGCGGCGAAGGAGATTCTGCATCGCCGTCAGATCCGTCGCAGCTTAACTGATTGGGTTAGGCATGCAGGCTTTGAGCCTGCTGTCCATCATAAGCTGCTCATTGAGGCGCTGGAAGCAGTAGCGCGGGGCGATTGTCGTAGGCTGGCGGTTTTCATGCCGCCTGGGTCGGCTAAATCGACTTATGGGAGCGTTTTATTCCCGCCTTGGCTGATGCAGTCAGTAAGCGGTGCAAGCGTTCTGGCGGCTTCGCACACGACTGAACTGGCGGAGAAATGGGGCCGCCGAGTCCGCAACCTGATTAACGAGCATAGCAATGTGCTTGGCGTGTCGGTTGCGCCTGACAACATGGCGGCTGGGCGTTGGGCGCTAACGTCTGGCGCTGAGTATTACGCGGCTGGCGTCGGAACTGGTATTGCGGGCTTCCGCGCGAAGATTGGTCTGATTGATGATCCTATCAGATCGCGGCAGGACGCGGATAGCGAGCTTATCCGTGATCGGATCTGGGATTGGTACATCAACGACTTCAGAACGCGCCTTGTCCCTGGTGCTGCTGAAATCCTGATTCAAACCCGCTGGCATGAGGATGATCTTGCTGGCAGGGCGCTTAATCATAGCGACTGGCATGTAATTTCGTTGCCCGCTGAGGCTGAGGAAAATGACGCGCTCGGCAGGAAGCCGGGCGAATGGCTTTGGTCTGACGGCGAGTACGGCTACGGAGATCAGCTTGCCGAACTGAAGAAGACGACACCGGCAAGAACATGGTCTGCGCTTTACCAGCAGCGGCCAGCGCCGGAAGAAGGCGATTATTTCAAGGCTGACTGGCTAAGGCCGTATGAGAAAGCCCCGGCGCTAGAAACGCTGCGCGTCTATGGTGCATCGGATTACGCGGTCACAGCAGACGGCGGGGATTACACTGTTCATGTGGTTGTCGGACTTGATCCTGAGAATCGCATGTATCTGCTTGATATATGGCGCAAGCAGGCGGCACCGGACGGCTGGATTGAGAAGTTCTGCGATCTGGTTCTCCAGTGGAAGCCAATGGCTTGGGCTGAAGAACAAGGGCAGATCAGATCGGGTGTAGGCCCGTTCTTGGAGCGCAGGCAGCGCGAACGGCAGGCGTTTGTCTTTCGTGAGGCATTCCCCACGCGCGGCGACAAGTCGGTCAGGGCACAATCTATTCGCGGCAGAATGGCTCTTGAGGGCCTGTATGTGCCTGTCAACGCGCCTTGGTACGCGGACCTGAGAAGCGAGTTGCTGAGCTTCCCGGCGGGAAAGCATGACGACCAGGTAGATGCACTTGGCCTTGTTGGCCAGCTACTCGACAAGATGATGACGGGTGATGCGCCGAAAGCGCCAGCGCCAAAGCAGGATCAAAGCGGTTACTCCGCTATGGATGAGGACGACGATGCTGACAATGATTGGATGGCAGCTTGACCGCTGACTACAGCACCGGCTCGCCTAGCGAGACAATCACGTCAACATCATCCGGGGAGAGCGCAAAGACTGACTATTGGGACCTTGGCAAGCTCAAGAAGTCCTATGAGGAATATCTCGGCAACAAGCACAATGAGATTGATGAGCAGAAGGATGCTCGCCGGTATTACCACGGCGCACAGTGGACCGATGCGCAGATCAAGACGCTGAAGAAGCGCAAGCAGCCTATCGCTACGGTCAACCGTATTGGGCGCAAGATTGACGGCGTTGTCGGTCTCTTGGAGAGATTGCGTCAAGACCCTAAAGCGTTTCCTCGCAACCCGGGTCAGGAGCAGGGCGCGGACATCGCAACTGCGGTTATCCGCTATGCTCTGGATGAGCAGGAGTGGAAGCCAAAGAGCGCCGAGATTGCCCGTGACGGCGCAATCGAGGGGATCGGCGGGTTAGAGATTAACCTCGTTCATGGCGACAGCAACGACCCGAACGACCATGATATTGAACTGGATATTGTGGAGCCTGAATCGTTCTTTTACGACCCGCGTTCGAAGCGCGAGGACTTCTCGGACGCCCGCTATATGGGCATCGCGAAGTGGATGGACGTTGACCTTGCAAAGGAGATGTTCCCGGACAAGTCCGAGGAAATCGATCAGTCAATTGAGACTGGAACCGAGTTCACGACCAACCCAGACAATGAAAACAAGTGGTTCAATTCGACCTGCAAGTACATTCGGCTGGTTGATTGCTGGTACAAGCACAAGGGTGATTGGTGCTATTCCATCTTCACCGGCTCGACGGTGTTGATGGACGGCAAGTCCTATCTGTTCGATGAAAAGAACAAAACCGAGTGCAAGTACATCATGTACTCGGGGTCTGTTGACCATGACGGCGACCGCTATGGCTTTGTCCGCAACATGAAGTCGTCGCAGGACAGCATCAACTTCAAGGAAGCCAAGCTCAATCATATCTTGGCATCGCGCAGGCTCATCATGAGCAATGCGGCGGTCAAGGACGTGGAGACGGCGCGCAAAGAATGGGCGCGTACTGACGGTGTTATCATCGTCAACCCGGGTGGAGAGGTTAAGGCGGACGATCAGTCGTTCGATTTTGCTGGCTGGTCCAAGCTTCTGGTTGACTCGAAGCAGGAGATTGAGGGGTTCGGTCCTAATCCGCAGCTTCTCGGACAGGGCAGCGAGCAGCAATCCGGGCGCGCCATTTCGCTCTTGCAGCAGGCGGGCATTGCAGAGCTTGGCCCGTATATCCAGGGGTTCAAGGGCTGGAAAATCCGCGTCTATCGCGCCGTGTTCAACGCGATCCAGCGGCATTGGACGGCTGAACGCTGGATTCGTGTGACTGACGACGACAATCTGGCGAAATTCATTCAGATCAACGGCCTTCAGATTGATCCAGCGACCGGTCATCCGACCATTGTGAATGCGCTTGGCTCTCTTGATGTCGATATCATCATCGATGAGGGGCCGGACAGCATCAACATGATGGCCGACACATACGATGCCTTGCTGGCAATGGCCTCCAGTGGGGCGCAGGTGCCGCCGCAGGTGCTTATCGAGCTTTCTCCGGGGATAGACGGGCGCACCAAGAAGAAGCTGCTGGAGATGATTACGCAGGCGCAACAGCCGGGACCGTCGCAGCAGATCGCCTTGCAGAGTGAGCAGGCCAAGGTCGATAAAACCAAGTCGGAGACGATGCTGAATGTCTCCAAGGCGCGTCAGGCGTCCATGCCGCAGCAGGGCAAGCCTCAATCGTTTGAGTTGCCCCCTGAGATGCAGATGGCCGAATCGATGGCATCGACAAACGACAAAAACGCCAGCGCGGCGGCGAAGTACGCGAAGGCGAACAAAGACAATCAGGAAGCCAATCTCGCGCCGCTCAGGATGATGCAGGACGCGCACGACCGCGAGCAGGATCGCGCCTTTACGGCTTCAGAGGCTTCGTAACGCACCCGACGACACAGGGACGATGACGACCACGCAACGCCGAGCGTTATCGGTGAAATCGTAATTCCACGACACGGAAAAGGACGGATAGGCTCATGGCCGATGACGATCAAAGTATTTGGGATTCTGTAGACGAGCCGGAGACGGTAGAGGCACCTCAAGACGAGGTTTCCGAACATGTAGCAGAAACGCCGCGTGATGAACGTGGACGGTTTGCTCCAAAGACCGTAGCCGAGCAAGAAGCCGCGCCTCCTGCTGCGGAGCAGGTTGAGGCAACCGCGACAGAACAGCCGAAAGATAACCATGGCATTCCGCCGTGGCGGCTGAAAGAGGAAGCGGACGCAAGGCGAGCCGCTGAAGAACGTGCTGCCAACCATGAGCGGGCGCTTATGGACATGCAGCGACAGCTTCAGGCGCTTCAGAAACAGAACGAACCCGAGCAGCCGGTTCCCGATCTTTACGAGAACCCGGATGCCTTTGTCGATTATCGGAACAAGCAAGCCATCGAACCCATCAAGGGCGAGATTAATCAGTTGCGGGAGTTCTATTCCCGCAAGGATGCGATCCGCGAGCATGGGGCTGAGAAGGTCAAGGCTGCATACGACGCCTTGGATCGTGGGTTAAGCGCCCGCGACCCGGAGGCAATTGCGGTCTATCAGCGCGCCACGAAGTCGCTTGATCCCTTCGGGGATATCATGCAGTGGCACAAGAAGCAGACCATCTTCAGCACGATTGGCGCCGACCCGGAAGCGTTTGTAGAGCGCCAGATCGAGGAACGGTTGAAAGACCCGACCTATCAGGCAAAGCTTCTAGAGCGCATTCGTGGTGGAGCGCAGGCCCGTCCTTCGACTGTTACGCCGCTCCCGCCATCGCTTAATCGCGCGACCGCTGCCGTAAGTGCAGTGGATGATGACGACGAAAGCGATGCGGGACTTCTTAACGCTGCTTTGCGCCGATAGCTCAACACAACATCAGATGATTCAGCCCGCCCATTGAGGCGGGTTTTTTGTTGGGCGGCGCATTGGAAGGATATTCCCAATGGCTGTCACTACCCCGCAAACTAATAATAAGCTTGTTCAGTACCGCAAGGAACTGATCAAGGAATACGTCCGCGAAAACATGTTCTCGCCCTACATGGGTTCGAGCATGAACTCGATCATCCGCACCATCTTCGACAACAAGAAGGGCGGTGAGCAGGTCAACATTCCGATTGTAACCTCGCTCAAGGGTACGGCGAAATCGTCTGGCACCCTGACGGATAACGAGGAGGCGATCAACAACTACGGTATGCGCGCCTGGGTTGACTGGGCACGTCACGCCGTTGCCACGACCGACGCTGACGAGCAGAAGGATTCTGCCGACATCTTCGGTGAGGCCAAGCCGCTTCTGTCCGACTGGGGCAAGGAGCTCCAGCGCGACGAAATCATCGAGGCGTTTGCTTCGATCCCGTCCGAGTCGGCCCCGTCCGGCCTCGGTTCGGCCAATGGCCAGCGCGTTAACGGCATTACCTATGCGGCAGCGACGACCACGCAGCTCAACGCGTGGGCTGTCGATAACTCTGACCGCATCCTGTACGGCAATGCTGTTGGCAATTACTCGGGCGTTCACGCGACCGACCTTGCGAAGATCGATTCGGCGGCTGACAAGTTTACGTCGGCGTCCGTCTCGCTCATGAAGCGAGTTGCCAAGCTGGCAAGCCCGCGCATTCGTCCCTACAAGACCAAGGATGGCTACGATTACTTTGTCATCTTTGCTGGCACGACCTGCTTCCGCGACCTGAAAGCGTCGCTTGGCACGTCACACCAGAATGCGCTGCCGCGTTCGAAGGATAACCTGCTGTTCCAGTCGGGCGACCTTGAATGGGATGGCTGCCTCATCCGCGAGGTTCCTGAGATTGACTCGTTTGTTGACAACATCTGGACTTCTGGCGTTGACGGCAACTTGAAAACCGGCGGTGACAGCGGGTCTCGTGTTGCTCCGGTATTCTTGGCTGGTCAGTCGGCCATTGCCATGCCGTGGGCGAAGATGCCTGTCCCGACGTTCCGCGATCAGACTGACTATCAGTGGATCAAGGGCGCTGGCGTGAAGATGTGCTATGGCGTTGCCAAAATCTTCCAGAAGGACAGCAACTCCGACCTCACCCAGTGGGGTGTAGTCAATGGCTTCTTCTCCGCTCCGGCTGACGCGTAAGGGGAGGGAAGCCACATGGCTAATTCTACCCCTCTCCCGGGGCGTACCAACGTCGATCTTGTCGATTACGGTGCGCTAAATCAGCCAACATCAGGCCGCGTAACCGCAACCAGCGTGAAGGATAAGGGCATTGCCCGTATCGACTTCACGCTGAACAAGGCTCGCGTTCCTGTCACGGACGGCACCACCAGCGGCTCTTATGGCACGTTGAAACTCTTTGATTTTGTCGAAGGCGCTTTCTCGTTCCTTGGATGCCGACAGGACTACACGGCGACGGCCGAGGGTTCTGCCCTTACGACTGCTGCCGGTGACGCGGTGTACGTCTGGGGTGTTGGCACGGCAGCGGCTTCTACCGCGCGTGACGGCACTCTGACTGGCACAGAGCAGGACATCGGCACCAAGACATCGCAGATCACCAATTCCGGCGGAACAGGTGTTGGGACTGCGGTTGATGGTGCCAAAACGACCGGCCTGAATGGCACGGCAACGCCGATTGACCTGTATCTCAACTGGTCGGGTACTGCTGCCACCATCGACGCAAACTCGTACATCGATGTGACGGGCACCATCTCGGTTTCTGTCGTGCCGCTGGCTGACGATTAACAATATGGCGGGCGCTTCACGGTGCCCGCCTTTCTTTATCGAGGCCCGAGAATGTCTGACACAAAAACAGCGGATAACCTTGTTTACAAGGCGGCAAGCATCCTTGGAAAGGCGGTGGCCGGTGAGGCGCTTGGCGCTGTTGAATATCAGACGATCGATAATTGCATCGATGATGTCCTCGAAGAAATCAACGAGATTGTCTACATCGGTGATCGCGATGAAATCCCGTCGCGCTACTTCCAGACCATTGCACGGCTTCTAGCGATCCATGCGGAAGCGGAATTTGCTGGTACGCCAGTCGATATTGATCAGGTCACGAAGCACGAATCACGCCTTCGCTTTCTAGTCGCGCGCGATCCGTCCTATCAGGTTATGGCGGGTCATTACTTCTAATGACCGACGTGCCGTTCCCAATCCTGTCGGCTCCTGGTCGGCAGGTTCAAACTTCAGGTGGCAGGCTCATCAACACCTATGTTGAAAGGCTGGCCCCCACGGCTGGGAAGCAATACGGATATCCGCGCGTCCCAGGGCTGAAGGGTTTTGCTACAACTGGTGGCGCATCATTCCGTGGCGGATTGCAGGTTGGTTCACTCGTCTACTTTGTGGTGGATAGTACCTGCTATCAGGTGGATCAGAATGGAGGCGCTGCAACTGCACTATCTGGAACTGTTCCGGGGACTGCGCCGGTCATCATCTCTCGGGACAACGCGGCCACGCCGCATGTTGTGATTGTCTCTCCCGGCGATGGTGCTGTTCTGATCGATGGAATAGATATTGTCGATTACCCTGATGCAGATATCGGACAACCGAACAGTACGACTTATCTCAAGGGCGTTACCGTTACAACTTATGGCGACGGCAAGACCCGCAACACTGATGTAAACTCGACCAACATCAATACACTGAGCGTTGCCACGGCTGAGAGCAAGCCGGACACACTTTATCGTGGTATTCCACTGGGAAACGGACAGCTAACCCTTGTCGGTGCCTCCTCAATGGAGGTCTGGGGCGGGCAGAACGATACGGGTTACTTCTTCTCGTATATCGCAACCATCAATCGTGGAATCGTTGGTCCATATGCAATTGCAGGACATGAGGACGGATTCGGAAAGGGAATCTTCTTCGTGGGCGATGATTTTAAGGTCTACACGCTTAATGGCTATACGCCGCAGGTTGTCTCGACCACAGACGTTGATCTGGCGATTGAGCGCGAGCCTGATAAATCCTTGATCCGCGTCGGATGCTTTATCGCAAACGGACATGGTTTTGTTGCCGTGCAGGCCCCTACATGGTGCTGGGTGTATGAAACCGACATTGGCTCATGGCACGAACGTCAGAGCCATCTTGAGACGTATTGGCGCGGTATGTTCCCGTTCAAGGCGTTCGATAAGTGGCTTTGCGGTGACGTGAAGTCCGGCAATCTGTTGCAGATAGACGGGCAGGCGCAGGACGAACTTGGGGATGCTCTGCGCCAGAGGATCGAGACGGGGCCGCTGGGAGCATTCCCGCAAGCAGTGCGCGTCAACGAACTGAATCTGTACCTGACAAAGGGCGTCGGACTCGCGGAAGGCTCTGACCCGGTACAGACCGATCCTGACGTGGAGATTTCGATCTCGCGTGACGGCGGCCAGACGTGGAGCAATCCACGTGTTGTGAAGCTTGGCCGTCAATCCCTCACATCAGGTCGCAAGCGGTCATCGATATGGGGGCAGGCTGACGTACAGGGCGTGCGCTGGCGGTTTGATATGTCGTCCAATGTGCCATTCATGTTTATGGGGGCCGATATGGCGGCGGAGCCGTTGCGTTGACCACAGCCCCTTCTATCCCGGAAATGCCGGGTCAGAATGTCGGTATCGATGTAGGTCAGGCGCAGGTCAATCCTGCTTGGTATGGGTATCTGTCGGGTCTCAAGAAGCTCTACGATTATGTGAAGCTGTTGCAACCGCTGTCAGATCTTCCGGCGCACGACGATACGAAGTCAGATGTTACGCGCGCGATCAACTCGCAGACTGGAACGTCCTACACATTCGTCCTGTCGGATGCTGGAAAGATTTGCGAGTTCGGCAACGCATCTGCGGTAACCGTGACAGTGC